GAAACATCCCGCCCAGACCAGGCCGCCCAGCGCTGCAACCAGGTAGGCGTACCGCGCGGGTCTAGCGGTCGCGGGCGCCTTAGGCTCGGCCTTTGTCTTTATCTTTGCGGCTTTAGGTGAACGCTTGACGTCACGCGCCCGCGAATCGGGCCGATTCCGCAAAGGCGGTTGATCGAAGTCGGTATCGGGCGGGGACATGTCGGCGGTCGCCGTATCCAGCAGGGCGTGCGTCGGCAAAGGCGCGGTGGGCGCAGACGCATGCGGCGAAGGCCCGGCGCCAAGATCGGCGTGCGTTGAGCCGCGACCCAGCCCGGTAGGATCGTAAGGGTCGATCCCCGAAAGGTTCAACGGTTTTACCTGCCGCTTGGTCATAAACATGTGCAGCCTGCAGCGGTGCGGACCGGGATAGACGCGAATTCCCCGCCGACTCTTCGCGTTGGAGGCGAAAAGGTATAGCGGGACGACGCTTTACGCAAAGCCGTGAATCGCCGCACCGATCCGGCCCCGGCGGTAGCCATCTGTTTGGAGGTGAAAGGGATGGCGTCGGGGCGTAGTGCGGCGCGTCTTGACGTGCTAAGCGGGCCTGAGGCGTCGGCGACGCTTGGCGTAAGGGTGCTTAGCTCAGCTGGATAGAGCATCTGCCTTCTAAGCAGAGGGTCGCAGGTTCGAGTCCTGCAGTGCCCGCCATTTTCTGATGACAACCATCTGTAAAGCCTCAGGGTTTCTTCTATGAGCAGCTCTAGACCCTAACTTCTACCCTAAAAGCGCGAGGCGCTTGAATGGCAAGTAAAGCGCTTCGCGTTGGAGATGCTGCTGCAGGGGCTATCCAGAAGCGAGGAAGTTCCTGCTGACCCGATCAGGGGCGAGCGGGGTAGCCAGTTGCCGCGGTGGCTTCTGACCCAGCTGTTGCGGGTGCTGATCGCGCGCGAGGAGAGCGCATGAACGCCCTCTTGACTCGACCGCTACCGTTCTCATCCTGTTCCGCCCATGGAAATCATCACCCCGCGCGCCATCCACGACACCGGCGCCCAACTCACCGTATGGTGCACGCCCTGCCGCCAGGGTCGGCTTGTCAGGATCGACCTTAAAGCCTGGGGCCATATTTGGGATCGCGAGATCGCCGAACTTTGGGTCAGGCCCGGCTTTCGGTGCTCTAGGTGTGGTGCGGCAGCCGGCACGCTCACCGTCCAGAGGATCATGCACAGGGGCGGCGCAATGGAGACGATGTTGGACCTGTCCCGAAACGCAAAGAGCCCCGCCACCCTTTCGGATGACGGGGCCTAACCTCAAGCCTAAGCGAGGCGATAGCCGGGGATAATCCCGCCCGGTCAGGCGGTCGGTTCGGTACTGGCTTCCGTTGCGGTCAGGACTTCGGCGCCAAGTTCCACCGCGCTGGTCAGTGCGGCGTCTTCGGCGGTGACCTGGCCGTTCGTGGTGATCGTTACCGGCGCTTCGTTGGCCGGCTGCGTCGGGGCCGCGGCGGCAGCGACGGCGGGCGCCGCGGTGGCCAGGGCCTGGACCACTTCGGCGGAGGTTGTGCCGAAATGCTTCTGGGCGACGGGCTCCAACGCTGTCAGGAGGTCTTGGGCGAGCGCGCCAATCAGCGCGGCCGAGAACACGAACTTCATGATGGTTTCTCCGGGAGATTAGCCTGGCCGGGCGCAGGCGTGTTGAGCCGCCGGGCGCTACCCGGTCGGCTGACTGCCGATCATCCCGGCTATGGGATCGGCGGTGTTGGGGATGCGCGCGCCGCGCGTGTCTCAGCCGCGCCAGATCGCGCCGGCGCGGGCTAGCTGATGCAGGACATTCTCGATCCCGATCTCGCCGCCGTTGACTATTGTGCGGATGGCGATGGCGGCCTGCTGATCGTCGGCGTGGGCGGCCAGCACGGCGTTGCAGCCGTGGCGCGCCCAAAAGTCGGCTGCCGTGAGCGCCGCCCCCGCGGGCTGCGCGACCAGGTCGGGTTGCGCCTCATAGGGCTGGCCTAGCCGCTTGCCGGCGTCGGCATAGGCTTCGCGGCCGGTCAGCTGCAGATACCCGCGACCGCGATAGGTGTAGCCATCCAGCGGTTGGACGTTGCCCATCCGACCGCCATAGACCTTGCAGGCGATCTTGCAGGGATCGTCACCATAGGATCGAGCAGAAGCCAAAGTCGGGAAATGCGCCGGCCACGTGCTGACCAGCTCGGGCGCCGAATAATGCAGGTTCTCTTGCGCGATCATGAAGCCGCCGCTCTCATTGTGCAGGTTCGCCAGCCAATGGCGCACCTGGCGCGGCGTCGTGATCCCATGCGCCTTGGCGGCTGCGTCCAGATGCGGCGCGATCAGGAGGTGACTGCACGCCTGAGCGAAGACCTGCAGGCGATCTGGCGTGATATCGGCAGGCGCGACGGCGCGCGCCGCGGCGAGGGGCGTTGTGATCATGGCGCGCTCCAGGCATGAAAAAGCCCGCTCGGCGGCGGGCGGTTTGGATCAAGCTTCGGGCTCGCCCAGAAGGATCGGCTCGGTACGGCGCGCGGCGGGCGCCGGCATATCGACGCCGGCTACACCAAGCTGGCGCTGAAGGCTGTCCAGCTGCTGTTGGAGCGCCCTCACCTTGCCGTCGTAGTCGGCGCAGCGGGCTTCGGCCTCTTCGGCGCGCCTCTCCGCCGCCACGGCCCTGCGCTCGGCGTCCACCGCCCGCGCTTCCGCCTTTGCGGCTTGACTGGCGAGGTCTTGGCGCTCGTCCTGGCGCGCGGCCCTCTCGTCTTTTAACCGCCCATCAAGCTCATTAAGAAGCTTACGGTCCTCTTCTCGGTCATCCCGAAGAGATTTTATCTCAGCCTGCAGCGAAGCGATGACCTGGGTTGCTGCGTCCTGGGCAGCCTTGATCATGGCGGCTTGAGAGCCCACCATATCGCTCTTGCCCTTGTGCCGGGCCGCCATCCATGTCGCCAAGCCGCCCATAGAGGCGCCGATAGCCGTCCCGACAGCGGGCAACCATTCAGGAACCATGACGCTCCCTCCAAATACGCAGGCAGGAGACGCCGCAAGCCAGGGCGTCGATTACAGCGGACGCGACATGCAAACCGGCCGTCAAAACAGGAAGGTGGAAGCACTCCGACCCTCTAAGCAGGCTGGCGACGGCGAACATCAGCGCGATTTCGTACCGCTTGCGAAGGTACGTCGGCATGATGAAATCGGTCGTGGTCAGCCCAAGAAGCGCCGCCAGGATGCAAAGCGATACGCCGGCCACGAAGTCAGCCGGCCCGCAAAGCATTGAGAGCGGGATCAAGTCTGAGCCTCGGCTTTGGAGGAGCCGAAATAGTAATCGTAGACGGTGCCGAATTTGCTGATCAGGATGCCGACGATGACCTGAAGGATATCGCGGATCGGCTGGGGCACGGGGAGTGAAAACAGGGCCATTTCCGTCCCCGCAACCATCACGACGATGGCGCAGGCCAGAAAGGCGCGTGGCGACAAGAAGGTGCGCATGGCGTGCTCCTATGAAGGCTGAACTGAAGAAGGTCGCGCGCCGGTGACCTAAGGCGCTGCATTCCCGATCTCGCCGCTCTCGGCTTGCACGGCGGCTTGGTCTGCGGCGAGCTGGTTGGCGTAGGACAGGGCGCAGTGGTTTTTCTGGATGCGGGACAGCAGACCGCAGAGGACGCAGCCCCAGCGCTCGCCCTTTAGGCTGGCCACATAGGCTCGGGCGCTGATCGTACTGTGCGGGTCGCCGAAAAGAAGGGCGTTGCCGAGCTGGTCGATGCCGACAGCGATATTCAGCAGGTATTGGGCGACGGACTTGGGCCGGGTCATGGCGAAGGCGCCTGCCCCGCCAGGATCGCCGTCACGCGGGCCTGGCTGGTGACGATGCCCAGCGTCAGGAACAGGCTGACGGCCGACGCGGTGTCCGGGTCGGTCAGGTTGATCGTGTCGCCCGGCTGGAGTGCGTTGTACTCCATCATGAAGACCTGCAGCCCCATCAGCGCTTGTTGGCTTGGGGTCGGGCTAGCCATTTGCGCCGGCGTTAGGGCGTTCGCCTGCGCCATGGCGGCGACGAATACGCCCCGCTCGGTTGAACTTAAAAGGCGGATGAAGCCTAGCTTAGTCACAAGCGTATGACCCATCTGCATGGCCGGCTGAGGGTGACTTGCCACATAGGCGGCGTAGGCGGCGCGCGTGCCGGTCTCGTCGTAAGCGCCAGTTGAGGTCAACATCTGGAAGATGCTCCCGTCGGGCGCGACCATGTAATCGACGGTCGGATTGTAGGACGGAGGGGGCGCCTGCTGCGCAGCCGCTGAGCCGGCCAGCGCGGCAAGCGCCAAAGCAATGCAAATAGCCGAGCGAATCATGAGGAGGCCTTATAGCTATCGGCGACGCCGGCGGTGCCGGCTGTTCCTGAGGTGTTGACGAAGACGCAACCAACCCCGTCGGCCGCACCCACGTTTGCGATGGGAGGCAGGGTAGTCGCGGGGGCGTTGCCGGTGATCGTCGCGGACTCCGTGGCGATGCCGGATCCGCCGGCCAAGGTCTCATAGATCGTCGCCGTGCCGGAGACGCTGGAATACACCCTGCAGACAAAGACGGTGGACCAAGCTGGGGCGATTCGGTACGTGAACGGTGTCGCAGCGCCCGCAGCCACGGACGCCTCACCCACCGTTTCGTTGTAGCCAACATAGCCCGTGGTTGCGCCGATGATGTTGGGGCTTGATGCAAGCACGACGCGATTGTTGCCATTGGCGTCTGCTTGGCAATCGACCCGCTCCCCGGTCGTCACGGTCGGCTGTGTGCTGTTATAGACGCAGCCGGTTTTGACCGGCGAGCCCACGTCCGCGGCGCCAGACGAGACGCTGCCGACGATGATTTCGCGGCCCGCCGTGTCGGTCAGAAGGTCTCTGGCATAGGTCCCGTCCGACCCCATGACGCGCGTACCGCCGCCGGTCAGGGCTGATCCCGCTGTCTCGATCCCCTGATACCACCAACCTGTCGCTGCCGTGCCCGTAGCAGCCTGCGCGCCCTGTGCGCTCGTCACGGATCCGGTGATGGCCGGCAGGCTATAGACATCGACGATCTGGCGCCCGGCCGCATCGGTGAGCAGGTCTCTGGCATAGGTCCCGTCCGACCCCATGGCCCGAACGCCGCTGCCGGTCAGGGCTGAGCCGGCCGTCTCGATCCCCTGCCAAAACCAGCCGTTGGACGCGCCGCCGGCGTTCTGGGCGCCCTGATCCACGCCGATGTGCGTGCAGGTCGGGCAACCCTGGATCGTGCTGACCTTGTCCGTTCGCGGCGAGCCGGCGGCCGAGGTCGGCGTGACCGGGCCAAACTGCGTCTGGGCAAACGCCGGCGCGCCACAGAGCGCCAGCAGCGCCGCAATGAGGATGAGAAGTCTGGTCATGTGATCTAGGCTCCGTTGACCGCGACCCAGCTCGTCGCCGCGCCGGTCGAGCCCGGCTCGAGCCAGGCGATGAACGACACGGTTCCGTTCTGGGTCGAAAGCGTGAAGGGGAAGCCGCCGGGGGACAGGGTGTCCGATCCGGCGGCCTGGACGCTGATGGCGTTTGTGGCGGAGGCGCCAAATGCGTCGGCGACGACGACGCTCTGCCCTGGCGTCATGGTGGACAGGGCTGGCAGGGTCAGGGTGACTGCCGCAGTACTGACGTCGATGGCGTTCTTCGAGTTGATGGCCAGCGTCGCGTTGGCCTTGATCGGGGTCCAAAGCGTCGCGCCCTGGGCACCCTGCGGGATGACGAAATCGAAGACGGCCGCGCTCGGCGACCCGACATTGGTCACGCTCGCGGCTGATCCCGGCACGCCCGACGTGACAGTCCCGACGCCCACGGTGGCCGCTTCGCCGTCCACGCCCGGTTGGCCCTGCAGCGAACCGATGTCGATCCAGTTGCCGTTGATCCGCGCGAAGCCGTGGCCCGCCGACGCGCCCGTTTCGACGATGTAGGCGGACGAATTGGGCGCACCCGGCGGCAGGTCGGCCACGGTATCGACCGTGCCCTTCACCCCGATGGCCAGGAACTGATTGATGAGCGACTGGACCTGGGTGATCAGGGCGGTGATGTTACTGGCCGTGGCGCCCGTGCTGATTTGCACGTTCCAGCTGTTAAGCGCGGCCGTCAGGGCGGTCGCAAAGGCGGTCTCGTTCGAGGTGTTCGCTGTGACGCCGGCCAACGCCTCGATCAGTGGCGCGAGCTCGGCCGCGAACGTGGCGTTATCGATCATCTCAGGCCGCGGCGATCTTGTCGGCCGCGGCGATGGCGTCGGTCAGCATCTGCTCTGTGCTGCCGATCACGTCGGCATGCAGCTTGAAGACCATGAGGTCCTTGTCGCTCGTCGCGGCGTCGAGCACACCCGTCAGGTCGGCGGCGATTTCGGCGAGGTTCGCGGCCTGCACCTTCGCGAGAACGGCGCGCAGCATGGTGGCGCGGGGCGCGGCCAAGGCTTTTTCGGCCGCGGCGCGCTGGGCCTTGAGGTCGGCCAAGCTGACGGTTGCATCGGACACGGGCGTCTCCTTGCTGTAAGATTTTTGGAAATTGCTGATGGAGCCGCGCCATGGCGGAGTACGTCGCCCAGACCTTCACGGGTCAGCGCGTCTATACGGACGGGAATACCTACGTTGACTGCGACATGCGGGGCTGTGCGCTCGTCTACGGCGGCGGCGAGCCGCCGAAGTTGACCGGCTGCAACCTCCAGGATGTGCATCTGGAGTTTGACGGGGCCGCGCTGCGGACCGTTTCGTTCATGGGCGCGATCCTGGCGCCCGTGTCGCCGCTAAAGGGCTTGCTGGCGTACCTGCCGGCTCACATCCGGGGCGGTTAGGCCTTACGATTTTGGCGTCGCGCCGGCGGAGTCGGCGCGCGCTTGATGGCTTCCGGCTCGATAATGCTAGCGATTTCGTCGGCGTCGCCATGGCCATAGACGACGACGCAGACGCCGGGGGCGAGTTCTAAATCGATTTGGAGGCTACATCCGATAGAGGCTTCTGGCGCGCCCTTGGCGGGGCTCTCGGGATCTAAAGCACTGAGGCCGCGGATGCCATCGGTCTGCATGATGAACGGGAGGCCCTCGCCGTTTTCGACTTCGAACCACTCGGCATCGGCGACCTTATCCTTGTCGATCATGCCCTTCACGGCTGACACGCTCTCACGAAGCCCGGCGTATCGAATGTGGCCGCTCATAAGATAGTAGATGCCCGACCGGGCGTCCGGATTGCTCTCCACGAGCTTTGCCGACGCGCCCTGGATCGCCTTGATCGTTTGCGCCGGAATGATGAGCCTGCGCCCATCAGCGTAGTTGAGCCGAAGCATGGCCATCTGAACTGTCCTATACGGCGTGGTGAGAAACGAAGGTTTTCGAGGCGAAATCGTAGCGGTGGGTTTGGGCGCTCACCTTCGGGTCGTCCGTGAACGCGAGCAGGGTGCAGCCGTCCGCCACGCGGATGGCTTCGTGAGCCCGGAAGTGACCGTGCCCCTGCTGGCGGATCGAGCCATCCGCCTCGACCATGACGTGGTGTACGATCATCAGTGTGCCGCCGATACAGTAAGTTGGGCGTAAGATAACGTGTTGGTGTTGGTATTGGACGGTATGCCCTGCACCTGGAAATCGTAGGTGTGAGCCCCGGCGGCAGGCGTGTCCTGGAAGGTGACAGACCAGGGACCGGAGCATTGACCCTGAACGATTATGCTGACCTCGCCTGTGCCCTTGTCATCGAAGCTGATGTCTTGCGTCGCCGGCACATAGACTGGGTAGCTCATGATCTGGCCGCCGTCGCGAAGCACGACAAGATAAAAATTGAACTCCGCCGAATTGAGGTTCGATGATCCATTGGCGAAGCCGCCCGAGATCGACGCGGTGACCTGGACTGCGCCCCCGAGCGCATTGACTCCGACAGAAACGAAGTCCTTTGAGCCGTAGACGTTGTTATAGGCGTTAGTATTGGCGGCATATGCCGTTGTCGTGAACGCCCCAAGAGCGCCCTGCGCCGTGCCGACGCTCCCGTCGATGAGCACATTGCCATCAATGATGACGTTGCCTGTCAGCAGGATCGTCCCGGTCGCGCCGGCGGCGACGATAGTGACCGACGCTTGGCCGCCCTGGCTCGTCGCCGCCGAAAACTGCAGGTAGGCGGTCGTCTGCCCCTGCAAGGTGCTGATCGCGCCGGCCTGCTGGCTGACCGTGGCGCTGACGCCATTGATCGCGGCTTGCAAAGTCGTCTGGGCCGAAGCAATCGCCTGATTGGTCTGCGCCGCGGTCAGGTAGTTGTTGGTCAGCGTCGCCGAGACGCCATTGATGGACGCCTGAAGCGACGCCTCCGCCGCGGCGATGGCCTGCGTCGTCTGCGTCGTCGTCATGTAGTTGTTGGTCAGCGTGGCCGAGACGCCGTTGATACTGTTCTGCAAGGTCAGTTGAGCGGCCGATACCGCCGTCGTGATCGCCCCGTTCGTCTGGACCGTGGTCAGATAGTTGTTCGACAGGTTCGACGAGACGGTGTTGATCGACGCCTGCAGCGTGGTCTGGGCTTGCGAAACGGCGGTGGAGATCGCCCCATTGACCTGCGTCCCGGTCAGGTAGTTCGCCGAGAGGTTTGAGCTCACCCCGTTAATGCTGTTCTGGAGCGTGGTCTGGGCCGCCGAGACGGCCGTGGTGATCGCGCCGCTCACCTGCACCGAGGTCATGTAATTGGACGTCAGGTTGGACGAGACGCCGTTGATGCTGGCCTGGAGCGAGGTCTGGGCGGCCGTGATCGCCGCGTTCGTCTGAGCCGTGGTGAAATAGTGGGTCGAGAGGTTGGACGAGACGCTGTTGATGCTCGCTTGAAGCGTGGTCTGCGCCGCAGAGACCGCGGTCGTGATGGCGCCATTGACCTGAACGGAGGTCATGTAGGTGGTGTTCAGGGTCGCCGAGACGCCGTTGATCGACGCTTGAAGCGCCGATTGGGCGGCGGCAATGGCCTGGTTCGTCTGGGTCGCGGTCAGGTAGTTGTTGGTCAGGGTGGCCGACACGCCATTGATCGAGGCCTGAAGCGTCGTCTCGGCCGCCGCTATGGCCTGGTTGGTCTGACTGGCCGTGAGATAGCTGGTGGTCAGCGTCGCCGAGACCGAGGCCGTGGCGGCTGTCATCTCCTCGATCTGCTGGCTCAGCAGCACGCCGGCCGAATAATAGACGCCGGCGCTGTTCAGCACGAAGCCAGAGCCGTCGGACGTGACCTCGCCCAAGACCGACATGATGGACACCTGGTCGTCCAGCACGATCTTCTGCTGTTCCACGAACGGACCTATCGGAAGCCCGGCGGTCGTGAAGTTTGCGGCGTGCTCGGCGAAGAGCTGGCTGGCCTGCTGCAGCGCGCCGTTCAGCGCCGCTTCGGCCGCGTCCTCGAGGGCGTCAGCGTCCAGCACCGCAGAACCGCCGGCCTGATCAATGGCCTGGGCAGCGGCGTTCGCGGCGTCGGTCGCCTGCTGTATCGATTGCTCATAGCCATCGACCGCCGCCTGGATGGCTGTGATCTGCTGCTGCGCAACCGCGACCTGCGCCAAGGCCTCCGTAGCGTTGGTCGATGAGGCGCTGACGGTCTCGGCCAGGTCGGCTGGGTCGAAGAGATAGGCTCGCTGGCTAGGCTGGGCCGATCCCCCTGATCCCGTGACCACGACATCATAGTCGCCGTCGGCCGCCGCGAACCCGAACTGACCCTGGTTGCCCGACGTCGCCGGGTTGGCGATAGCCTCCCCCGCGTTGTCGAAAAGCGCGGCAAGCGTCTGGGTCCCGGCCAGGAACACCTCGACGGCGGCGCCGGGCAATAGGGCGCCGCTCGCCTGGTCGCAGGCGTAAAACCGAACAAACTGCATTCGCGAACCGCCTACGGTGCGACAGGAAGCGTGGCGCTGTAGCCCCGAGCCTGCCACGACAGGCCGGTGCCGAAGGCGTTCCCGCTGGTCTGGCTGTCATTGACGAAGAAGGTGGCCGTGGTGGTCGTGCCCGACTCAAATTGCGCCGTCGCTGAGCCGACGTTCGACCCTGAGGTGTTGGTCACATCGGCATCGGCCCATTGGAACGTGCCCATCGTCACGGGGAAAGTGACGGTGATGGCGCCTTCGGCGGAAATGGCCTGCGCCAGGACGCCCCAGCATTCGACCTTCCCCGTCTTGGGGTCCCAACTCCACCAGGGGCCCGTAGGGCTCGATATGTTGCCGGATGGCTTTGCGGCGGCCATGGCGGCCGCCAGCGCCGCCATGTTGGCGATCTTGGTGGTGGCGTCACCCAACGGGGCGGTCGGCGTGGTGGGGAAGTTGCCGCTGCCGTCAAGCGCGAGCGTGGGCGCGGCAAGCGGCGCCTTGAGCCCTAGCGCCGTGTAGATGTCGGATGCGAGCGTCGCGTCGTCGTTAAGCGCTGTAGCCAATTCGTTGAGGGTGCTGAGCGCCAGCGGGGCGCCGCCCAACAGCGCCGTGACGGCGGCCTGGATCGCGCCGGCGACGCCGAGCGAGGTCGCGGCCATGGTGTCGTCTGTCCCCGCGAGGACCTCCGCGGCTGTGGCCAGCTGCACCTTGCCGGCGACCGTATGGGAGGCGGCTGCGACCGCGCTGAGCAGCTGAATGGCCTGAAGCAACTGTCCGCTGTTGGAACGCGAAGGCGTCAGCCCCGCGCCAGTGACGACGCCCACAAGCTCCTGCTGAAGAAGGTTCAGCCACCAGCCTCTGATGATGGTTGCACCCTGTACGCCAGGCGTGCCGTCGGTGAAGAAACCCGGCCCGTCAGGACCAGCGGCCGGCGCCGCCGGTGGCGCAGCCACCGTCGTGATGTCGTCATAAAGCTGCATGAGGGCCTCAGGTGGTGAGGAATACGGTTGTTTCGGCGGGCGCGATCGCCTGGATGGCGGTCAGCAGCTCGGCGTTGGTCATCGCACCCGTGTTGACCTGGACCTCGATGCTCCAGGCGAAGCACCAGGTCGTGCCCTGCAGCGCCTGCCCACACATGCCGATCCCGCACCGAAAGGGCGCATAGGTCTGGATCGCTATCGTGAACCCGCGCTCTGCCGCGAAGGCGATGAAATCCGCTTTGGACTGGCCTCCGACGGCGATCAGCTGGGCGACCACATTGGCCTGACGCTGCGCTGTGCTGTCCTCGGCCTGGTCCAGCCCAAGCGACTCCTCCCACTCTGGGAGCAGGCTGACGGCGGTGGCGGGAAACGAGTCGATCAGCAGCCCTTGCGCCGCCGCGTCAAGGCGCTCGGCCGTGGGCGCGAGTACGCCAAGGACCTGCTGCTGCACGCTGCTCGACTCGGTCGGCCAGACCCGGCCGCGCGGCCGCAGGGCTGAGAGCGCGGCCGCATAATCCGATGCGGTGTAGAGCGCCCCCGTCATAGCCAGACGATGTCCGCCAGGGTTGGCAGGGCGCCGAAGTTCGACGCGATATTGCTGGTGGGCGAGGCCGCGCCGGCGCTCGCCGTCATGGCCTCAATCACATAGCCCGCCGATCCTGAGATCGAGCCGATCGCGGCCTCGATCGCTGAGAGTTCAATCACGCCGCCTGTCGTCCGGTCAGGAAGCAAGACGCCGCCGGGCGAGCCGTTAGCCAAAAAGACCGAAGCGACGGCTCCCTGAATGGCGGCCTGGACCGCCGAACCGGCTTCCGAAAGACCCGTGATCGAGATCGTGATCGTGTTCTGGGTCGGCGCGCAGCCGTAGACGAGCGCATTCACATTGCACTGGGTGAAGACATAGTTGGCGACCGCCAGCTGATCGCCGGTCGCGGCGACATCGCGGGTCTCCGCCGCGGCGACCCCATTGGTTCCCTGAGGAAAGCCGCCGTGCGCCGCCTCTGCGCTGTCCATCATGAAATAGACGCTGACCGTGCCAGGCCCCATGCCCTGCGGGGCGACCCAGGCGCGCGTGACGCCCGCCACGTCCTCCGCCCAGCTCGTGTAGTCGGCCACCGATCCGCCCTGCGGCGGCTGCGCATAGGCCTGCAGCATCCGGGCCCGAAAATCAGTGGCCGTCTCCAGGTCGGCCCCGGCGGCCGTGGCTGACCCTGCGGATCCCTGGGACTGGATTCCCGTCACCGAAGCGCCAAGCACCATGGCCGAGCCGACGGTCGTATTGCCTGCCGCGCCGGTTTCGGTCGCCACGACCACAGGCGTCGCGACCCCGGCGCCATTGATCGGGGCGTCGGCCGCCGTCGTGAAGGTGAACCCGTCGATCAGGCGCACGACCGACGTCCCGGCTGGGATTTTATAGCCGGCGTTCGGCGTGCCGGCGAAGTTGACCTGCAGCGCTGCGGCCTGCGGCTGCTTCTGGAAGACGTTCTTCAGCGCCGCCCAGCCTGCGATGATTTCAAGATCGACCGCCGTGAACGGGGTGGCGTTGAGCGCGATCCGGTCGAGATAGCCGTAATTCCCGTTCGTCAGCCCGGCAAGGACGTCGGCCAAAATCCCGAGGTTGGAAAACCTCAGAAGCACGCCTGAGGACGTCAGGCTGGCGGCGTCGGACCGAGCCTGCGTGCGCAGCTGGGTGAGCGTCGGACGAGCGTAGGGCATGTCAGCTCAAACCCTTCCACGCCCATTGATAGGTGGCCATTACGCTTCCGTCCTGATTGTACAGGGTGGCGACGATGCCCATCGCGCCCTTGCCGATCCACGAGCAGGCGACGCTCGCGCTGGCGATCACGCCGTCGTCGATCATCCATTGCAGGGCTTCGGTGCAGTAACCTTGGGCGTCGGTCAGCGTTTTCGGGATCTGCTTGGCGCGGCCGAGCAGCCATAGGCGCGAGCCGATCGGGTATTGCTGGCCGGCGTCGCCCCACCATCCGCGGCGATCGTTCGTGCCATCGGGGATCACGTCCGAAGGCCCGGCACGGCGGTCGGTGAAGAAGCTGATCAGCACCGATGTTTCCAGATCGTCGCCGCCCTGCAGGTCGCCGGGAATAATCGCCCAATCGCCATAGCTCGTCTGGGTGTTCCAGAGGGTTGTGATGTCGCCCATGCCAAGGTCCTATTCAGGGATCGGCACGGTCGTCTGCGGGCCCCCCGAGATGCCGTGGACGTGCTTGACCAGGGACACCTGCGCACCGCCGAAGTTGGCGATCACGTCGCCGGTGACATGCAGGTCGCCTTTGACAGTGCAGGTGGAGAAGTTCTCGACCAGAACCGGCAGCCCGCCGCCATCGACGTGCAGCGCGTCGCCCGCCAGCCAGACTTTCTGGCCCCGTTGAGAATAGAGCTGGCTGTCGCCAACGCTGAGCCCGGTTGGCCGACTGGCCTGATGGTTCGTGCCGAGCGCCAGGGTTTGCGTCCGGTCGCCATAGGGCCGCACGACCACGACGTCGCTGCCGATGGGCGGGTTGGACGACAAGCCGTACTCCACCACCCGCAGCACATTGTCGGTCGTCGTCGGTGTTCCGTCGGGGCCTACGCGTTCCGTCACCTGCAGCTTCTGAATGACCCCGCCATCGTTGACGAAGCTGATGCGCGCGACATTGATCGCGTGCAGCACGCGCGCGACCACTGACCTAGCCACCCGGGTTGTTCTCGGTGGAAGCCAGCGGAGCCGGCTGAATTTGGATGGGTTGAGGCGTGAACGCCGCGGCGGGCATCAAAACCACGTCGGCCACCTTCCCTGTTTCATCGCTGTCCAAAAACGTCACTTCGGAGATCACCAGCTGCGTGGCCGCTGGCAGTCTCAGGCCAGGAAGAGAAACCGGCGCGAGCGTATTGGGCGTCCATAGCGTCCCGCCGACGTCACGCCAGCTATCCGCCCTCACGCTGACCGATGTTCCTCGACCCGCCCGACGGGCCGCTTCCCACCGAGCACGTCGCTCTAATAGTTCCTGGGAGCCAGAGACCGATTCAGCGATTAGATACTTTATCCTCGACCTCAACACATTGGGATCATAGGCCGTAAAAAAGATGTTTCCGGCGTTCTCCTGCTCGGTCAGTGGAGCGATGCTGACCATAGCGCAAAGGTATTCGCTGAACCGCTGATCCATCGAATTGACGACGGACCAGGACTGCACGTTCTGGCCGTACCCGAAGCCGCTGGCCGCCTGCGCCGTGCCAACCTGCGCCAGGACAAGATCTCCGACCTCGTCCTCGTAATAGAGGAGACCGCTGTAGGTGCAGATCAGGTCGATGATCTCTTGCGCCGTCTCCCCGAGGTTCAGGTTGAACTGAGGAATAGGCGTCGATGGCTGGATGCCGAGGCTGTAGGCCGTGATGCCATAGGGCTCGGCCAGCTTGGAGGCGATCTGCAGCGCGCTCGAGCCGCTGATCTGCCCCCCGGGATACTGAGCCGAGCAATCGACCAAGTCGGCGCATTTTCCGCGGCCGACGATGCCCAGCTTGTGGCTACCCGCATCGCCCTGGTCGGTGTCCCGGTCGATGTAGCCGGTGATGACGGTGTCCCGGCCGATCTGGACTGTGCAGGTTTGACCGGCATAGGCGACGACGGCCGAATTGTCGGTGGGATTGGCGACTGTCAACCCAAGCTCAAAGTCGTTCGTGATGCCTTCGCAGCGCCGCGTGATCCGCACATCTGTCCAGCCGGTAACCCCCTGGCCGTTGACCGTCAGCGTGATGGTATCATCGGGCGTAGCCGCGCTGGCCGTGACCGTTATGGGGGCTACCGTCGTATCGGTCATGTCAGGCGGCCAAGGCCTGGAAGCTCGTCGGCATGAACAGGGGGTGCACGGGGTTCGCCTCGGCGATCAGCTGGTCGGCGCGCGTACCGTCACCGTACAACTTCTCTGCGAGATAAAGCGCCGGCAGGCTGGCGCCGAAGCCGAAGGTCTTTAGGGCGGCGAGTGCCGCGCCGCGCTTTTGAAGGTCGGCCACGGCGGCGACCCGAAGCGCCTTGAATGCCTGATAGGTTGCGTCATCCCCCTCATCTCCGGCGATCGTGACCTCATTGTCGATCAGGCCAGTGACGGCCATCTGGACCAACGCGGCGTCATCCTGGCTCGACGGCTGGTAGGTGGTCGCCGCGCGGGCCGTAGCCACAACGGCGGCGCGCCGGTAAAGGTCGCTCACACCTGTCACGGCTCCGAATGGCGCAAAGGCCGCCAAGCCCGAGAGGATGCGAATAGCGTCCGCCGGATCCGCGCAGGCGGCCAGCAAGGCCGCGACGAGCGCCTGGACATCGGTGGCTGCCTGGGCGGCCGAGATGGTGGTCAGGGCCGCGAAATCCGCAGCCACGACCTTGGCGGCCTGGGTGAGCGTCGCTCGAGCGGTCGCAGCCGCCGAGACCAGGTCGCTTACCGTCGTGTCGCCCGCATAGACGCTGCCTGAGCCGCTGGAGAGATAGCCACTGTTCCCGCCCGCAAAATAGCGCCCGTAGGGCCCCGGAAGCTGGCTGGCCAAGTTGGTCAGCGCCGTTGCGTCCTGGCCGCCTGCGGTGACGGCGGCTGACCACTGGGCTGACGCGGATGCGCCGGACAGACCCGTGACGCTCGCGACCGTGAAGGCGGTCGCGGCTGCGGCATCGACCAGGACCGCCGCGCTCAGCACCTGCGAAATGGTCGAGGCCGAGATGCCGAGGAAACTCTGCTGCGTCGACTCGATGAAGTTCAGCTCGATGTCGGCCCGCGTTCCGGCGTCGAGATCGTCGCTGATGGACCAGGCGTCAACGCTGACGGTCACCACGCCGTAGGTCGGATGGACCAGTGGACCTGACCCGCTGGCCTCAAGCGCCGCAGTCAGAAGCTGGCGCTGGATGGCCACATCGCCGCCGCCATACACCACGCTGTTGGAGACGATGAAGCCTCGGATCGTATAGCGCCGCCCGCGCCGACCCATGTCCTCAGGAAACACGCCGTCCTTGCCTGGATACTCGTGGATCGCCTGGCGCCGGCCGCCCTGGGTCGGGCTGGAGCGTACGGCGAAGGGCACGCCGCGAAAGCTGGCGGGGAGAACGTCGGCAATCGCCATCTAGCCGACCCCCGACGTTGCCCGTTATGGTGGTGAAATGAAAAAGGCGATTGTGCTGACAGCTCTATTGGCGGTCTTTGGACCGGGTCTCGCTATGGCAGCGAGAGCAGGCGTTAAAGCCCATCGCTACCCACGCTGGCCGGCCCGACCGACACACCGGCGCCGGTTTTTGATTTGGCCGCAACCTTCGCACCCGCCGGCAAACCAGTGATCTCCAGCGTCACATGTACGGGCGTTTCGTCGGCCGAGCGCTGCACGCGCTGGACATAGTCGCGCGTTTCCTTCGGCAGGTAATGCGGATCAGCCAGGAAGGCCTGCTCATCGAACCGGCCGCCATGATCGGCCATGTAGTGGCGCTTGTCCCGATCGACGCGCCCAGGGCCGGCATTGTACGCGGCGGTGGCGAGCGCTTCGTCACCCTCATAATGGCCCAGCATGTCGCTGAGATACGCGCCGCCCAGCTGCCGGCTGTATCCGGCGTCGTCGCGGTAGCGCTTGCCGCTCCAAGCAATTCCGTGCTTGCGGGCGACGTCTTCAGCCGTGCCGGGCATGACCTGCATAACGCCGCGCGCGCCCTTGGGGCTCACCTGATCCTGACGCGAGCGTTCTCCCAGATGCTCGATGCGGGAGGCGAGCGCGCCCAGCGCACCGCCGAAGTGCGCCACCTCACCCGTCGCCCACCGCGTCGTACCAGCCAACGCGGCGACCCCCGCCGAGGCGGCGCCCGCCACTGTCCTGCCTATGCCCGTTCCAGCCTTGCCGTCCGCTATGTCCCGGCCCGCGGCGTTCGCTGCGTCCAGACCAGGCTCCGCCGCTAGGGCCGCTTGGCGATCGATCAGCATACCGGCGCGGCCGGCGAGCTGCTTGCCCAGCACCCCCTTCTGCCAAATCCGGCTGGCGTCTGCGACGTCTGAGCCGGGCATGACGGCTGCGTGCTTGGCCGCGTCGTCCATCGCCGCCTGCACCGCCGCGCGTCCTTGCCTCAGCATGGGGAGCGCGGAGCTGACGCCCAAAAGGTCGGCGATGCGCGCCTGTGTCTGCGGATCCTTGTACTGCGGAATCTTGTCGGCCAAGTCTAGCAGTTCGGCGCTGGCGTCCATGGAGCCGTCCGGCTTTTGACGCATGCTGAGGCCGAGCTGGTTCATCAGCGCAAGGACGGTGTTGTTCCGACCGTACTTGGCCTCGTGCATATTGGAGGCCAGGGACCCGAGCGCGCCGGTCGTGTCCTCCTTAGAAACGCCGAACCGCTCACCCGCCGCCTGAAACTTCTGCAGGTCCTCCGTCGTGACGCCAATCCCAGCGGATAGCCGCGCCAGCTGAGCGCCGCCCTCGGCCCAGCCCGACGCCAACTTCACCGCGCCAGCCGTCAGGGCCGCCACGATGCCGACGGCGCCGCCGGCGGCCGCCGCTACGCCGCCGATGGCGGCGCCGAGCCCAGAGCCGGACTGCGCCGCCTCACGCATTCCGCTGGCGGCCTTGACGGCCGCCTCGTGAACCTCGCCTAGGGTCGAGGTGTAGCGGGAGACGCCGGGCGCGACGGAGACCAGTCGTCCCGTGGCGCTCTTAGCCTGGTCCATGGCGCCCTTGACCTGCGCCAAGCCGGACTTGGATCCCGGCCCGTGCTTCTGGGCCTTCTGCGAGGCGACACCATAGGCCTTCGTCGCCTTGGTGAGGCCGCCCATCTGCTTTTCAGCAGACTTGACGCCCTTGGCGGTCTCGTCGGTCGCCGTGATCCGATACTTGAAGCGGTTCTCGGCCATCACCGCTCCCCATCAGCCATGGCGCCCCACAGCCACCAGATGTTCAGCTCAGACCATGGGTGCTCCATGATCTTAGCCGGCGTCGTCGCGTAGCGCCGAGCCAGCGCGTCTATTCGGAGACCCCACCTTTCAGGGCGGGTTGAAGAAAACCCGCAATGTAATTGGAGCCCTCCACGAGCTGAGAGGCCGCCATTTGCTCGATGACGGACAAAGGCTGGCCGCTGACCGTCACGACCGCTTGGATATCGGCGTCTACGCCAGCGAGCTTATCCCATTTTCGCCACTCGGCCGCGGTCGGCTCGCGCAGCGTGATCTGAGTGATCACATCGCCGGCCTTGTTCTTGATCGGCGTCTTGAATTCGATGACGAGCTCGTCGGGCTGATCGGCCATGTGCGGTCCTATTTTGCTGTGGCGAGTTCGTGGGCGATGGCCCGCTGCAGCGCCGAGGCGCCGTATTTGTTCAAACCGACCAGCACGACCTTGTCCGGGTCGAAACGCTTGCGGTAGGTCGGCGCCTTGGGCGTGAAGACCAGGATGGGCTCGACCTGACCGGGCGCCACCAGCTGGTAGACGCCGAGCGGACGCTTGTTGCCCGTCTTGGACTTGGCGATGAAGTAGTCGGACCGCGCGCCCTTGGCGATCAAGCCCTTCTTGGCGAGCCGCCGCTGCGTCTTGTCGGTCATGTTCTGTTGCGGGTCGTTCTGCGCGCCCAGGCGGCTCAGGACCTGCTGGATCTGGCCACGGCTGATATTGCCGTACTGGTCGAGCTTGGCGCCGCGGCCTGGCACGATGAACTGGCCTCCGGACAGCGCCGAGAGCCTGCGTTCGAGGCGCTTCATGCGCCGCGGGCCGCCTTCCATCTGAGGCTGCAGGTACTTCCAAGCCGGCGTGCCCTTCGGTGCGGAATCCCTGATCTCGACCCGAGCCGTGAGCCGGCGTGGGCTGGCCTTGAGCACATAGAAGGCCTTCAAGGTGAATGGCGTCGGGCGGTCGAAGACCTTTTGCATCTCGCTGACGAGGTCCTGGCGAACGTCGTTCGCGAGGATGTTCAGGGCGTTCGCGGTCGCGAACGGAATCTGGCGCTCGGTCAGCTTCTTGAACGCCTTCCGCGTCTCCCGGTCATCGACCTTGACCGCGAACACCTCAGTTCTCGGTCACGCTGGCGCCGAAGAACTCCAGGTCGAATGTGCCGTCCTCGGTGTTGACCTTGATTGGCTCGCCATTGCGGAACATGCCTTGGCCGATGATCGTCTTGCCGTTGATGAGTTCGAAGACCACGGACGAGTTCACGCAGGCGTTCAGCGCGGAGATTGACACGGCCGAGCTGTTGCGGCCTTGCCAGGTCATGGCGCCGCCGACCGGCTTCTCGCTATAGCCTTGAAACCCGTTCTGTCCCTGCAGCGGCTCCCGCATGACGTCGGAGCACTGGTAGTTCCCTTCGCCCGCAATGTCATAGGTCACGCCGTCGATGGTGACATAGCAGGTGCCGGCCAGCGCATTGGGCGCCGTGGTGTTGGTGGCCATGGATCAGCGCTCCGTTATGACGTCGCCGCCGCAGCCGGCGGCATCAGCATGAATTGGGCGAGCAGCGCGAGGGTGCGCAGGCCGCCGGTGAGGATGGGATCGAAGAGGACGTCCACCCGGCTGGGGTTGTTGGCGTTTTGCTGAATTACCAGGCCCGCCGAGAAGTCGGCGACATCCTGGACCAGGCCGGGGCTCATCGACTGGTACAGGGCGATCAGGTAGGCGCGGATCGTATTGGGCGTGACAAAATTGGAGCCCGCAGGGATGCGCGTGCCGTTGGCCACCAGTTTGCAGCGCCCGAAGGTGCTGGTCACGCCGCTCTTCAGGGTCCGCAGGACCGCCATCAGCGTGAACATGGTCTCGACCTGCAGATACGAGTCGTCGGCCGTGCCTTGAGCGTTCTTCTGATACGTCGTGATCAGGTTCTCGATCTGAACCTGATTGCTCTGGCTGACCGTGAAGGTGCTGATGCCGTCGTAGAGCAGGGTGTTGCGCTCGGGCGGGTCGAACTGCGACGCAATCGGCGGCGCGAGCGCGGTGGACAGCGTCAGGGTCTGCAACGGAAGAGCCGGATCGGCGCGGAGGCTGACAGCGGCCGTGCCGGCGATGTCGGCCGCCCAGATCCAGCTCGGCGTGGGGCTATCATAGAAGCCCATCTCGGTGTTGTGTTGATCGTTCAGGGTTGCGCCGTAGGTGGCCAGCGCGCCGTAAGCCCCGCGATAGGCGCCGAAGGCGTGGCCGTAGACCTGCGACTGCCAGGACCACCTGCCGTTCACGTCGCCCAGGAAGGACGTCATGGCGGCGAGCGAGGTCGCATCGTTGTAGGGCTGCACGATGAAGTCGAACGGTTGGCTCGACAGGTTGGCCAGCGCCGCAGACAGGGTCGGATTGGTGGCCCCGCCCGACATCGGCGTCAGCGTGACCGTCAGTCCTGCGGGCGTGGTCTGCCCTGCGGACGTCCCCAGATAGTTCAGGCGCAGATCGATGTCGTTCCCGGCCAAGCCCTTGTTCAGCGCGGTCAGGGCGATCGTGCCGGCGGTGACGGCGCCGGAAACCGGGAAGGTGTTCGCCGCCGCAAGAGCGGCTTCGACAGCCGTCGCCACCTGCGCCGCCGTCATACCAGCCGTGAGGGCGACCTGCAGCAATTCGCCGGCGATGTAGAGGAAGAGCGTGCCGTTCGCCGTCACGGCGCCCGTGAAAGCGACGGCGCCTGCTGCGGCAGTCGCGCCGGCGGCGTCGGACAGCGGCAAAAGCCACACCTCCCCGAACGCATCGGCGTCGATATAGGCCTGCGCCATGAGCGCCAGCATGGAGCCGGCGCCGGCTTTGGCGGCGGCGTCGCCCGAGCCGGAACAGATCACCGGCAGGTTCGGCGTCGCCGTTCCGGCCGCCGTCATCTGGCCGATCACCAGAGCGCGCTGGGTCTGCTGATTGGTGTTGGCCTGGCTGTTGTTCAGCTCGGCGAAGAACAGCGGGATGCGCAGGTTCGCCGGGATGTTCTGGAAGGGGACCGCATAGTCGGCCATCAGGCGTGCTCCTCATGGGGGGCGGCAGGCAATGCGTCGGCGCCGGCGAGCTGCTCGGCCGGCGGGGCGGGATCGGCATCCGTCTGGGCGGCCTCGGCGACCGGGGGCGCTTCAAGCGTGACGTCGCCGTCGCGCAGGCGCCGATGCCAGAACATGTCGTGCTCGGGCACGGTCAGGCCGTCGGCGGGCACGGGACGCCTGGTCACCGGACAGCGCACGCGCCGCCCGTTGACGGGATAAACCAGCATGGCCGGCTCCTTAGGATTGAGGGATAGAGACGTCGATCCCGACCGGCGGGTAGGCTGGGAAGGTGAAATTCATGTCGGTGATCGCAACAGCGGCCGGCGGGCAAAAGGCGTCGGGCCCTTCGTAGAATTCTAGCTCCATCTCGATGCCGAGTTCGCCGAGGTGACGAGCTCCGCCCGAGTTCAGGCCGAGTTCAGACGCCATGCTGGAAATCTGTTGAATCTGCGTCATCAGTGCCGGGGCGCCGATCACTGCCACTTCGATCTGGCGCTTCATCAGCAGCAGCGCAGCCTGCACAACACCAGAATTCCCGTCCGAAGCGTCGGCCGGCGCATCGACGCGGGCCAGCATCCGGATCGTTTCGGTCGTGGTGAACTGCGGCTGGTTGCGGCCGAGACTTTCCTTCTGGCCGCGGGGGCATGAAAGAAAGATCGCCGGATAGTCGCTCGTACTGCTTGGCCAGTCGCGCGGCTCGTAAACCCGCTGTCCCGCCGCCGTTGGGTAGACGTCTTGGCCGTTCACCTCGATCGGCGTGGTGAGCAGTGTAGCGATCGTGCCGATCAGCTGATCAACAGTCGTACTCATGAGGTGGTCATCAGCACAAGCTTGGCCCACCCGTGGCCGTCCGCTTTCACAGACATCACGCGGTAGGTGGTGCTTACGCTCGCGACCGTGACGACGTCGCCCTGGTTTGGCGTCACGCCCGGTGGGAACTGGGCCAATCGAACGCCGAGCACTGGGCTCATCGTCTGAAACTCCGGCTCAGCGCCTTCTAGGCTCAGCCCGACATACTGATCGTCAAAGACGCCATCGAGTGCGAACTGCGCTCCGCCCTGCGGGGTATAGAGAGGCTGCACATTTTCGCCGAACACCCCCGCGGCCATCATGGGCGCGAGGATGTTCTGATCTATGTCGAACACGGCCTAGCGGCGCTCTGAAGCGACCAGGCCGACGCGGGCGCCTTGAGGAAGGGGAGGCGACGGCGCATCGGGATCGGAAAGGAAACCCAGCTTCATCAGGTCGGCGGCGACCTTCTTCGAAAGCTCGACCTCCTTGCCGGGGCCATAGGACTCGCCGTCGTGGTGCACGGTGCGCCCGTGAGCGACCGTCACCTTGACGATTTCGGACTTGTCGGATGGCTTGGGAGCATCGGCCATTGTCAGGCTACCTTCACGGCTAGAGACGCATTGACGCGGCTCGGGATGACGAGTGGGGAGGATTGCATCATCAGCAGGCGCTGCGCGGGGTCTTCTTCGACCCAGGTCTTGGGCGCGTACGCCATGGGTTGGTAGTTGAACTTCGGGTCTATAATCATCCCAAAGGCGCGAGTTCCCATCATGTTGGGGCCGCTGATTAGGATGTAGCCGTCCTCGAGCAGCGGCTGTTCGACGTCGTTTTCATCGACAAACCACTCATTGTAGAGCCAAAGGCGATACATGCCCCAGGTGCCCATGAAGACGCCGCCGCGCTGAACCTGAGTGCCGACTGTCAGCGCGTTGCCCTGGTTTTGCAGCACAGGCGCCTGGATCGTGCCGTAGACACCTGCGCCGTTCTTGAAGAGCGTCCACGCTTTGTTGGTGAAGACGATGTCTGTGGCAGATGCGCCGGAAAGCTGAAGGATTAGCGCCGCCCAGGACGTCAGCTGGCCGTCGATGACCGTATCGCGGCCTTCGGGATTGAGCTGCGTGCCCCACACGCTCGATCCGGTAAGCACGATCGTCAGACGGGGGTCGCGCCCAAAATCCACCAGGGTGGCCGGGAAGCCTTCGCCAACGATGATGACCTGGCCCGTGCTCAGCACCGAGGCCGCCATCCACTCCAGGCGCCGGTCGATCATGTCGATCTGATCTTCCATCTCGTACTGGAGGTTGATCATCTCGCGCTCGGCGGCGGTCAGGTCGCCGCCAATCCGCTCGCCGATGGTGCGGCGGATGGGGCGCCGCAGGTCGGGCGCGCGCTTATCCTTGATGTAGGCCGGCTTGAAGCGGTCGGTCTGGATCGGTCGCGCCTCGACCATTCGGCCGCGGTGCAGGGGCGACACGAAGGGCGCCATGCGGCGGATGCCGATCTCGACGTCAATGGCGACCTCTTCGGTGTCAGCTTCGACAATGTTGGGAAAGAAGGTGTCCAGCAGGAACTTGGACGGGCGCTTCAGGTTGGGAACAACCTGGACCAGCTTTGCGGTGTCGAAAGAGATACTATCGGCCATGGTGGGGGTTCCTTTGTGGGAAAGAAGAACCCCACCACAGCGGGGTCTTGGTCATCCTTTGGGGTTGGTGGGTCAGTAAGGCGGCGTGCCGCTGATGGAGCTCTTCAGGAAGATTGAAGAGGGGCGCAGCGCCGCGCGGAGCACGGGAAGCGCCCACGACGGGTCGTAAGTGATCCGGCGTTCGTTGAACTCGCCGGTGAGATATGCGCCGGCCGTCTGAGGCATGGTGGTCGCCGCGACGGTGTCCAGCAGGATCGCCGACGGGTTTTGAGAGCCGTCGGAGGCTGTCGCGATGCTGGGGCGATAGGTGCCCGTGGCGTCCTCAGTCGTCACGGTGAAGCTGTCGCCAACGACGAAGGGCGTAGATCCAGCCGGGATCGTGATGTTGAGACCGCTCTGGGAGTAGGCCGCGCCGACGGTAAGGACGGCCAGCGAATTGCCCTCGGGATCGGTGACCGGGAAGTGGGTCGCGTCTGTGGCGGGACCGATCGCATAGGCCCCGTTGAGTGCGCCAGCAGTGCGGGACACACCCGTCGGCACACCGTTGCCGGTGTTGGTCGCGCCCGCCAGGACTTCAATGGATTGGACGGAGACCAGGCCGAGGACAGTCCCCCGCACAAGGGTCGTCGGCTGCGCGCCCGTGGGCAGGCCGACCAGGATCGGCTGGGTCTCGATCGGGAAGTCGCCGGCGATAAGCTGGTCGGACGTATAGAGGTCGTGGGAAATGACGCCCGGCTGAAACGGGTTATCGCCATAGTTGGTGTAGTTCATGACCGGGGCTCCTGGTCTGAAGGGATTGGAAGGACGCGCTTACTTCGTGGCGACCGGGCGGACCTTGCCGACGGCAGCGGCGACCTGGGCGCCGAAGTCGTCGGTGGAGGCCTTGCCGGCCGGGCCGGCGCCCGGGTTTGGGACGCGCTCGGCGTTCATGCGGCTGTAGAGGCCGTCGCCGGGCCTACTGGCGGAAGCGGACGGAAGGTGGCCCAGCGTGCCGATGATCGAGGCCGCGCTGGCCTCGGTCGTCGCCAAGAGGTTTACGGCGGCGGCGACGCGGCCTTCCCCCGCGTTGGTATGACCTAGGACCTTGGTCCAGCGAGAGCGTTCGGCCTTGGTGGCTTTTTTCGCCTCGTCGTCGTCATCGTCCATGTCGGCCTTGGCCTTCTTGCCCTTAGGCTTGCCTTCCGGCTTCTCTTTTGGCCCCGCGCCGTCGCCTACCTCGCCCGTGCCCTCGCAGGCCTCGCACTCGTCGCCGTCGTCGTCCTTACCGGTGCCGTCGCATTCGGGGCAATCGGTCTCACCGTCGTCGTCCGTGTCGGACTCCTGGACGGCTTCCTTGTCGTCCTTCGGCTTCTCTTCGGTCTCTTCCGCCTTGCCCTTGGCGGCCTTGTGGCCACCCATGCCGAGCAGGTGAGCGAACGAGCGCGCAGGAGCGCCCGCCTTTGCGGTCTTCGCCATAGGTAGTCTCCAGGTGTTTGGGTTAGGCCACGGTGGCCAGAAGCGCCCGGAATGCTGCGTCCGGGGACATGACTGCGTCTGCTAGTCCGGCCTCGATGCCGGCGGCGCCCATGTAAGTTGCGGCTTTCTGACCGCGGACCGCTGAGGCGGCGATCCCGCGGTTACGGCCAACCGTGTCGTGGAGCAAATCGCCCATCGCATCGACCTCTGCCTTGATGGCGGCGAAGGCGTCATCTGTGAGGGCAACTTCGGCGCGAAGGTCGGTCTTCCGATCAGCACCCTCGGACGTGATGAAGGTGACCTTTACGCCAGCCTTGGTCAGAGCCTCCGAAAGGTCCGCCCGCATACAGATCGTAGCGTTCGACCCTGTTCCGCCGGTGCGCGGCGTCACGACCTTGTCAGCGCCACTGGCGAGGACGTAGGCGGCCGAATAAGCCGACTCCGTCAGGATAGACCAGATCGGCTTTGAGCCGCGCCAGGCGTAGATTTCGTCCACTAGGTCGAAGCAGCCAGCAACCTCGCCACCACCGCTGTCGATGTCCAGCATGACGGCCTTGACGTCATCGTCGGTGATCGCGCTCAGGAAACTCTGACGAATGCCGTCATAGCCGGTCATACCGCTTGAGGGCCGCAGCGATCCTAGCTTATGCACGAGCGTGCCGCTGATCGGAATGCGCGCGACAGGACCGATCAGGTCATAGCCATCGTCGGTTCGCACGGTGCGCTTTGAGGCAGTGAACCCTTCGTCGTCATCGTCGTAAAACGCCAGGGTCGAGGGCGCCACACATTGGCCATCCAGGCGAACGAGCTGCGTGATGCCCAGACGCTCAGCCAGCGCCGCCATCACGACTTCGGCCTTCCGCGGATGGATCGCCAGCGGCGTGTTGAAAAGGCGCTGCGCCAGGTGCGGAAAGTCGATCATTCGGCCTCCGGCTTCTTTGCCGACTCGTTAGCGGGAGCGCCCACCTGCGGAGAGGAAAGCGGCAGTCCCCGCTTGAGCGTGGCCTGCTGCTCGACCTGCTGCTGGTCCAGTATGTCTTCCCAGTTCTGACCGGACACCTCCGCAACCTCGTCTTCCAAGGTCGTAAGGTGAGCGCCGAGGCCCATGATGGCGCCCTGACGGTCAGCGACGGGATCGACCCAGCCGCGGCCAGGTCCCAGCCACTTGCACGCCGAATAGGCCTGCCGGCACTCGATGAAGCGCGGCGCACCGTTGGGCAGGAGGTCGTCCAGCTCGCCGAGCTCCATGATCTCTTCCACAAGGGCGGCGCGGATGGGCGTTCCGAAGCCTGCGCCGAAGTTGGCGCGGCGTCGGTGGATCGTTTTCCAGGCGTCCAGCAGTGCGGCCCGCATCGACGAATAGTTGGTGTCAGAATAGTCGCCCGTAACCCACTGAGAGGCCGTGCCGGCCGCCTGGCTGGTGTTGCGCAGGACCGCCTTCTCGAAGTTGGCGAAGTTCGGATTGGGCCGATCAGGGCTAACCATTTTAAAGGTCTCGCCCGGGTAGGTCTGAGTGATCTGTGTGTTGCCGACCATTGTGCGGCGTTCACGGTGGAAGGCGCTGCGGTCGTCTTGGTAGGTGCGCATGCCGTCGAGGCCTTCGCCGCCGACGTCTTCGCCCAGCGCTTCCTTCAGCAGGCTTTCGTCGAAGGGGCTCTCGATGATCGCGGCGAAAATGGCGTTGATCAGAGCGGCGTCCAGCTCAGCGACGTCGTACCGGAAGAGCATCTTCATGCGCTGAAGGACCGACGTGAAGATGCCGTTTCCGCCCCTGTGTTGGCTGGCTTGGTCAGGCTCGAAATAGTGGACCACTATCGGGCGACCCCAATCGGTCTCACGCGCGATGTACTCCCATGTCACGCTGTCGCCCGCCGCCCAGTAGTCGTTCATGTGGGCTTTGCGGATGTGGTAACCGACGGCCGCGCCGTACTCGTCCACCTCGACCCCGCCGCGAACGGTGCGCCAGTCGAAACGCTGTTGCGGGTTGGACAGGCGATCAGGGTCGATCAGCTGAACAGCGGTCGCATACTTGGCGCGGCCAGGGCCTATCCGCTCGGGAAGCCAAGGCAGGATCGCTAAGGCGTCGTTGTCGATCAGCAGGTGCCGAAACGCCACGCCGAAAATGAGCGGCATCCAGCTGGAGCGCTGTGCGTCGCAGTAACGGCCCGTGTGATCGTCGGCCCAGTCCCTCCACTTCGCATCCAGCGCTCGCCCGTACTCATCGGCCCACACGGCGTCGAAGGTCCGTATCCCCGAATAGGTCGCGAGCGCCCGATAGTCGGGTTTGGCGATCGGCCGGAACGTCGCCCCGATGGCGTTGTCCTGAATTCGCGTGATCGTGCCGGACGCCCAGCCATCGTTTCGGGCAAGGTCGCGGGACCGGGCGACGATCTGATCGCGGTAGGGATTAAGGTTGACGTCGGCAGAGTTGAGGCTCGGCCGCCATGTCGCGGTATGCTCGCCGTCATAGTCGGCGGCGTCGTAGGGGACGTTGCGGTTTCCGGCGAGCGCCGACACGCGGTTGACCTGGCGCCGCGCGACGCCCCCGCCGTCATAGGACCTCGGGTCGCGGATGATGCGAACCATTATCGGTAGACAAGTCGGATTGGCCGACGGGCGCGGCGGATAATTCCAAGCTCTTGCTGAAGCTGATCGATCATCGCTTTCAGGTTAGGCAGGGTGGCCCGCGTGAAAGTAACGGTCTTGCCGCCATCGCCTTGCGTGTAGCTGAAGCTCTCACCCAGCGACCCGGTGGAGAGATTGATATGGGCTGCCAGCGCCTTAGAAAGCGCCGCCTGCTTTTGTGCGATCGTCATTCCGGCGTAGATGCTCATATCGGCTCCTACGCCAGTCGGCTAATCCTGCGCGCTCGCCGGGCTTCTCGGGATTGGTCGGGGTCGCTCGGCTTGGCGGGCGCACCGGGCGCCTGTTTCACACCAGCGATCATCGGACGCGGGATTACAGGGCCGGCTTGAGGCGCCTCTGGCGTCTTCGCGGCGCCGACCTCGTCAGCACGCCTGTTCAGTCGCAGGTTCATGTACACCAGACCGCAAAGCGCCGCGTAGGCGTAGACGCGACAATCGAGCGCCTCGTTTGCTCGTCCAGGCTTCTGAACCCATTTCCGGACAATCCGGCCGCCGATCCGCTCGGGGATCAAGCGCTCAGCCGTCAACTGTTCGAAGTAGCCGTGATCGTAGTCGGCCGGGAAGTGCATGTAGCCCGGGCCTGGATGCTCGACGTTCAGCGACCCGCTGACAACGTCCTTGGCAGCGTTGACGCCGATGATGATGGGTCGGAAGGTCCGCTTACTCCGGCTGGTCAGCTTCTTGGTCGGCCAAACGGGCGAGCGCTGACCGTTGATTTCCGATGCGCCTTTGACGCCCCATATCTTGCGGCCGAGGCGCTCCTTGACGAAGGAGTAGACGGCCTGCGTGTGGTGACCGCCGGTGTCTATGCAACCGGCAGAGACTTGAAAGGGGCGTCCGTCGGCGCGGCGCCATGTTCGCTTCAAGAACTCGTCCAGTGCCTTCTGCGTCGCAAGGTCCGAGAACTGCCCCTCGATAACCTCATACTGAAGTGACCAAGACTCCTGGTCCCGTCCCCAACCGACCACCTCGATCTCGACGCGGTAGTCTTGCACGTCGGCGCCGACCGTCAGCACGGCGACACCATCCGGCACCTCGGCCCCGTACACCTCGCGGCGAGACTTCAGGACGTCGAGCTCAACCTCTTTGCCGCTCTGCACGCGGTAAACTTCGGCGAGCTGCGTGTTGAAAAACACCTGCCGCTTCGCATCATCCTTGCGCGCCGCCAGCCATTTCTTCGCCAGCGCCGGGGGGCCATCCCTCGCGGACCACGGGCTGTAAAGCTTGCCCGCCTGAAACCCGGCGTGTTCGTTCTCGACCGCCCAGATTCCGCAAGTCTTGCACCTCGCCCGGTGGACGGCATACCGGGGCGCCTGCCACCAGTCCCAAACCGTCGCGACCGGCGCGTCTACGCCAGCGCGCCAAGCCTGATCGTAAAGGTCGATCGGCTTTTGCACCTCGCCACAACAGGTGAACGGGCGCGTCTGGTGCCACTGGATTTGCTTCAGAGCGAGGAGGCGCTGCCCCTCAGACCACGCCGCTCCGCACGCGTCGCAATAAACCGCGGCCGTCTTTGGCTTGTGCTCGCCGTCGGCGTCCTTCTCCCAGTGGACGTGCTTGAAGAAGTCCAGGAACTGGCGGTGGCCGCAGTGAGGGCAGGGCACAGATGCCTTGCGCCGATCCGAGGCCATGTAGGAGGCGTTGATCCTGCTCTCGTCTTCGATGGTCGGCGAGCAGACCCGGATGCTGAGCCAGTTGGCTGGGAAGGTGGCCATCCGCTCGTCGCCGATGTCCAGCGGGTCGCCTTCCGTCAGCGCGGGGTACTTGTCAATTTCGTCATAGGCAACGATCCGCACCGGGCGGCGGGCCAGGTTATCGGGGCTGCCGGCGCCCACCAGGGCGAGGAAGCCGCCGGGGAATGCCTTGTAGAGCAGGGTATCGTCAGCTGACCGTGTCTTGCTAGAACCGATCAGGCCCTTCAGGACCGGGGTGGCCCGGATCAGCGGCTCGATGCGCTCTTTCGAGAACTGGGTTGCCGCGTCCTCTTTGGGCTGCACGAGCAGCATAGGGCAGGGGTCGAGGTGGGCGTGGTACCCGAAGACGTTCTCCAGCAGGCTCGTCTTGAGCAGCTGGGTCGCCACCTGGGCCGTAATAATATGGACGCCCGGCTCCGTGGGCGCGAGCATGGGCCCCCGAGCCACCTCAACTGTGGACGTCCGCCATTTGCCTGACGAACTGCCGGCTTCCTTGGCCAGCTTGCGATATCGATCGGCCCAGTCAGGTATGCTGATCCTAGGCGGAGGGGTCATCCCCCTGCGGTAGGCCCTCAATAGGCGCGCCCTGGCCGGCGTCATTCTGTTCGGACTCTCCGAGGTCGGCGAGCAACTGGTGGACATGCGCGGAAAGCACCTCCACCAGGCGATCGGTCTCGATGCCCAGCTCCGCAGCCATCAACGGACCCGCACGGGACGGGAAGTTCATCCAGGCTTCGCGTGTGCCTCGCGCCGCCTCGAATAGGGTTCTCTCGGCCGTCTCCAAATCCACAAGCTCGCCGGCCTCCTTGCGGGCGGCGAGCACATGCTTAAGGGCGAGAGCGTTCTCCTTCACCGTGGCCGCAGTGGCCGCATCGGCATAGTTGCCAGTCAACAGCTGCGTGACGAACGCGCTGAGCGTGAACACGGTCTGCGGATTGTTGAGGTCGAGAGTCCCGGTTTCGGGATCAACCGCGATGTCGGGCGCAAGGTTTACGGTTGACGATTTCGGTTGCCGGTTGACGGCTCCAGTTGATGGATCAGCGAAGCGACCGAGCGCAGCGTGTTGCATGCGCTGATCGGAAGCTTCGACGTGCACCTTTCCGTCGCGCAAAACCAAGCACCCCTTGGTTTCCCACTTCGCTGCTGCCTGCGGGGATTTCCCGTGAAGTTTGGCGTAGGCGGCCTTCGAAACGAGCGTCGCCATCTACCACCTTCAACCATCAACCAACTTTTGCGATTCGTAGCTGCGGTTTGATCGGGGTTCGAACTTTCCCTCGCCGCACCCTCCGGTCAGAAGGACCCTTTGGATACGTCCTCATCGATCGTGGATTGGTGCGGAACGGCAGCGTGCCGTCGATGTCACACGCTCCTCTTGGTCGCTCGACGTGACCATGTTCGCAGTGACGCGATTGCACATGATGATGGTCGGTGTGACGATGGAAAAGCGGCGTGCGACTTGATCTAACCTCCGACGTGCATCGTCGGACATTTCGCCAACAGGTATGATCGCAATGCCTTTGGTCATGACCACCTCGTCACGGCGTGTCGTGGCTCAGCGAGACCACGGTAGTGATCGCGCAGCAAGTAGATTGCGCCGGTCGGCGTACAGGATGCAGCGCGCCTGACTGCCTCACGAAGAGCTGCATCAGCCTTCGCGACGTCAGCCTGCTCGAAGAGCTTGTCGCGCCGGCAAGCGTCCACGGCTTAATCGTTATTGGGTTGGGTGGTCGCTGGGGGAAGCGTCTCACCCGACAGCAGAGCCTGGGCCACCGCCTTAGCGAACTCGATGTAGTTCTCGTTCACCAGCAGATCGAAGCCTTTGACCCGGCCGTAAGCATCGACATCGACGGCGCGGAGCTGAGCGACGCACTTGAAACCGTCCATTAGGCCTCTCCTGCGCTTGGGGACTCGATAGCGCGCCTAGGCTTCACGCCTAACATGACGACAAGGCCGCACTGGCGCTCAGGTCCAAGCGGCGCGACGAAGTCGATTTCAGCGACGAAGCGGTCGATTCGGGTATGAAGCGTGGCGTGTGGCTGGAACCTAGCGCCACGAGCTTGTGCGGTGACCATCGCCGCTGCGCCAAGCGGGCCGACAAGGCGTTCGACGAGCTCAATGGGGATGAATGTGGGGTCTTGACAGGGGCGCTCTAGGCGCAACTCCATATCGTTCGGTTTTTGTGCTGGTATTCGGGCCATTTGTCAAGCTCTGAACCCAAAGCATCTGGCGAGCAGCCGAGCCGCCACACGAAGCTCGGTCTCCAGGCTGTTCACGGCGTCCTTCTGGCCTTGCCCAAGGTCGCGCAACGTCACGCCCAAGCCAGCGACCTGATCGAGGAGGCGGATCATCTGTTCATCGTGGCAAACGGCTTTGCGTGCATCGTCGAGTTCCCAGATCGCCTGCGCGCGGACTTCGGCTTTCGGTCCCATCCCGGCGCCACCACCGCCTGCGGCGTTCCAAGACGATCCGGTCGGCCCGGCATGTGCCCGCTCGTACAGGTCGCGATATCGCTCCAGCGCCGCCATCTCGGCCTGGCTCATTCGCTTCTTCTGCTTGAGCCAAAGCAAGCCGTCGCGGTTGAGGATGCGCGTGGATCCAGCCCTGTCGGTGTCGACGGTCTCGCCGCGCGCCTGGGCGAGCGAGATGGTCTCAGCCATGCCGTTGCCGACGACGAGGGCCTCAGCGCGTGCTGTGAGCGCGGCCTCGATGTGCTCGGCCTCAAGCGCCGCGTCTGTGTAGCGACGCGACAGCCAGTGCTGTTCAGCCTTGCGAAGGCGGCTCATCTGGCCGCAGCCGGGATCTGCTTCGACGAGACAGCGGATCCCCTGCAGACGTGAGCCGAGATGGTTCTTCAGGAGCGCGACCGCAGCGCTGGGCTTGGCGGTGAGGGTGCTCTGGGCAGTGGACACGTCGAAGACCTCCGTCGGAAACCGGGGAGGCCGAGCCGTCTTCGAGATAAGCCGAGTTCTGTTTACGTTCGTTCACCCGGCAGGGCAAGCTGCCGTCAGTCTTCAGGATCGTGATCACGCTCGCGTATCGGGCCGATGCCGCCTAACGGCTCTCCCAGATTCTGCGAGCCGTGCCATACGGGTTCTGGCTGATATTTTCCCATCTCATGCAAAGACATGACGCCAGACTTCATGTCCGACTCCGGAAGGGCTCCCGGGCGATAGCCATAGAGGTCCCGTCGCTGTGCGAGAGCGTGCCTAAAGGTTCTCTGTACGTCTACGAACGCCACGTTGAGGCCGTGAAGGCTGATCGAGACGAGCCAAGCCGTGAACAGATCGTCCACGTCGAGCCAGTTCTTTTCCATCAAGTGGATTACTGTGTTAGCGACAATGCCGTCCTGAGTGCTCCTAACCTCGGCGATCTGCTGCACCGATAGGCTATACAGGTATGGCCTGCCGCGTGTCTCAAGGCCGTACTGGGTGACGCACCATTGGCGACCACGCCACCAAACTTCGTCGGGCTCATCCACTGGGATTTCGGAACCAGGCCGATCAGGCTCATCTTCGCTCAAATCCGCCTCCATCGCTCGGCAAGCCTTCAACTCGTCGAGTTATCCATCTGGCTCCAGCCTTTGGTAGATAGCACGTCGTTCCAATCTTGGCCCAGGACCTTCGGCGTCTTCACGATCGTGGAGAACCCCTTGGCGTTCAGCTTGTGAGCCAGCTCGAAAGCCCTCATCTGACCCACGTAATTCTCGTCGCAGTCCGCGTAGATGAACACCTTAGAAACGCCCGCCGGCGGTGACCACTTCACCATCATATCGGCGCTGACGACTGCCCAGCACGGCTCGCCGAACAACCTAGTGCACGACAGCGCCGTCTCGATGCCCTCGGCGATCCCGAGCGTGTCGCCGTGCTTCGCGAGGCGAATTGCACTGCCGTCTGGGATAGACCCCGACATGACCCGCTTAGGCTTCTCCATCTCGGCCTTGCCGCCCTCATAGGTCAGATAAGTCCGGTGGACGTTCGCCGGCTTGCCGTCGGGATCGGATATGCGAGCCAGCATCGCCGGGTGATAGGTCGGCGGCGCGTCAGGCCCTTCATGGCAGTACAGGCGCCCAGTCGCGCGCAGGGCGCTGGGGAACTCGGTCAGGCCGACCCGCTTGCCAAGATACAGGCCTGCAGCGGATTCCGGCGTTATCAGCCGAGCGGCTTCCCACACGCGCTTCATCGCCTTGCGCTTGTCGTCGTCGGACCTGTCCGGCGGACAGCTTTGGACAGGCACGCCATCCACCATCGTCTCGATCTCCTTAGCGGTCTGGCGGAAGTCCCAGCCGTTTATTTTCATCACTAGATCGACGCCGTTCCCGGCGCCGCAGCGGGTGCAGAACCAGCTGCCTGAGCCGTCTTTGTCGTCGAACCGAAAGCGGTCTTTGCCGGCCTGACAGATCGGGCAGGGGCCGTGCTTGTTGCGGAGGAAGGTCGCTGCAACGCCGAAGGCCGGCAGAATGCCAGGCCAGCGACCACGGGCGCGTTCATGGATGGGCGTCATGACCACCGTTCGATTTGGCGAAGCGAATGTTCTGTGACCGGATCCAGGTCTTCACAGCATGGGTCAGGCTCTTGGCCGGCGGCTCGTCGGCGACGCGGCGATCGTTCGGCCAGACGCCGAACTTTTCCTTGTACTTGTAAGCGACCCAGCCCTCTTTTTTGTGCGTGTCGCTCGCGTATCGGCGCAGCTGGCCGATGAAGGCGCGCTTCTCATCCCAGCCGGCGTCGCGGTTGACCTTCGCCATGCCCTTGGCCGTCATCTCGATCAGCTCGCCGTCGAGCGTCTTCACGGGCGTGGGCACATGGACCGGCGTAAAGCCGCACGACGGGCACGCCAGCACGCGCGACTGACGCACGAACGAGCATTTCGGGCAGTCCTTCGGCTTCTTTTCCACCGGCCTGGATGATCCGGTCGATTTCTTCGCCTTGCCGTCATCCAGCTTGTCGTGGTGGACGTCGGTGACGAAGCCCAGGTTCAGTGTTGTGTCGCTGTGATCCAGGATCAGGCAGTCGGCCTTGCCGTCCGCAGTCCGCAAGCCACGGCCGATGATCTGGACGTACAGACTCTCGGATTTCGTCGGCCGGGCTAGGATCACGCACCGCACGTCCCAATCGACGCCCGTGGTCATTGTGCCGACGTTGGTCACGACCTTGAGCCGGCCCGCGTGAAATTCGACGGCGATCCGCTTGCGGTCCTCGAGCGAGGTATGGGCGTCGATGTAACCCGTCGGCACACCCGCCTCGAGGAAACACTGCTGCAGGTGCCGGGCGTGGTTGCAATCGACCGCGAAGCACAAGGTCGGGCGACCTTCGCCGCGCTCCAACCAGGTCGAGACGACGTCGCCGACGAGCGGGTCCATGGCCTTAGCCAGATCATCCTCGCGGTACTCGCCGGCCACCACCCGAACCTTCGAAAGGTCGGGATGTGACGGCGCGTACACCCGGAACGGCGCCAGGAATTTCGCGTCGATCAGCTCCTGCGTCGTCGCGGCGATGATCAAGTCGTCATATGATTTGCCCAATCCCTTCGACCAGGGCGTCGCGCTCAGGCCGATGAAATGCAGCTTGGGGCAAGCCTTCATCCAGGCGTCGATGACCGTGTAGCGCTGATGCGCCTCGTCCACGATGACGAGGTCGCACGTCGGCAACGCGCGGCGGGTCAGGGTTTGGACGCTGGCGACCTGCACGGCCCGGTTAGGGTTCGTCATCGTGTGGCTGGCCTGGATGACGCCGATGTCCTGGATGCCCTCGGCCCAGAAGGCCGCGACGGTCTGGTCGATCAGCGATAGGGCAGGGACGACGAAGACGACGCGGCGGCCCTTCTCCAGCGCCCGTGCGATGATCGCCGCCGCCAGCAGCGTCTTGCCGCCACCGGTGGCCATCTGAAGCATGGGGTGCATGCAGCCCCTAGCCAGGGATTGACGCAGGGACAGGAGCGCCTTGTCCTGATGCGGGCGGAGCGGCCTCATGCCACCACCTTCAGGTTGCACTCGGGATTTTCGCCCTCGTGTGGGCTAGTGGTGCCTACTGATAGGTCTTTTTCAAGATTTCCCTTACCTGGATAGGATAGCTCCAGCTTCAGCTTCAGTTTCTGATTAAGCAAAGCCTCTCGGCAAGCCTTAGCCAGCGCTTCCGGTAAGGCTTCCTGAAAGGCTTTCGCCATGCCTTTTAGAAAGGTATGGCACCGCCATGCCGTAAGCTGCTTCAGGTCACAATCTGGAAGCTTATCGAAAGCCTTTCCCCAAGCCTTAACGACATTGGGCGACTGCGGGTTATTATACCGAAGGAAATTTGGAAGGCACAAGAAGCGGCCATCGGCATCAAATTCGGCTATGCCTTTGCGCAAGACTTCGTCAAAGGCTTTCTGAAAGCGCGGCAGTTTCCATCTCATGTCGTCAGCTAAGTTTTGAGCTGTCGTCTTCATCGCCCCAATCATGGTCATGTCGTCGTGCGTAAGTAGCAAGAACACGACCATCCTTGCGTCGTCAGATAGCGATATGAACTTGGCGTCGTTCCAGATGCGGGTATCGACTTTGCGGTAGCTCATGCCGCTCGCCTGTCTTCGTCCGCATTGGCGGAAACGGTCTCCGCCGCCAGCAGCACCAAGAACGTCGCCGTCGCCGCTGGCCCGATCAGCTGCGCCAGGCTGCCGGCGATGGTGCGCGCCAGCAGCGCGTAGCCAGCCGCGACATCATCCCCGGCGCGCAGCCGAAAGGCTCCACGCCAGGTCCACCTACGCGCATGGCTCACTCGTTGTTCGGGCGTCATGCTGCCTCCGGGCCTTCCGGTGCGCCCAGCTCATCAAGCGTGAGAGCGACCTCGACGATGGTTGACGTGCAATCCGCGCCCGCTTCGGCATGGTCCAGCAGGAGCCGCAGCGAGTGGATGCAGAGTGCGCGGGCCTGGACGCGGCCTAGATCAGTAAGCCCAGGAACCACCGCCGGAGCATCAGCCCCGGCGGCGCCCCGGCTTATCCCTTCGGCGCGGCTCGGCCTGGGGAAACGGTGAACGGTGCCGGTCATGCGACCTCCCGCTTCATGGGTGTGACGGTTGAGTTTGCCGAGCTCAGCTTTTGGGCGACATCGACGAAGGCGCTAGCGGCCTCTTCGGCCTCGCCCCGCACCTTGGCGATCAGCTTGGGCGACGCGCCGGGCTGAGCGGCGGCGATGATGTCGGCGCCGAACTCGCCGGCCCGGCGAATAGCGTCCGACCCCGCCGACAAGGCGGCCGAGAGCGGCGCGGGCTGTTGCGCCGCTTCCTCGATGCGGCGCATGTAGACCTTCAGGAGCGGGGCTTCTGATCCGCCGGCCTTCAGGTAGGCCAGATCGAGCGCGATGCAGTCCTGAAGGCAGGGGCAGCGGTCCACGTCGGGATCGGACCAATGTCGCACCGCCCGGTCGGTCTTACCCACAGCCTCGGCAGCGCCTTCCCACGTGATCAGGGCGGCAATGACGGTGATGGCGTGCTCAGGCGTCATCTGTTCGCGTGCCTTGGTCATGCCCAGACTCCGTTCAAAATCGGCCGCCGTTCGAACGCGACGGCCAAGCTGTCCATCTGCATCATCTGGTCATCACGACCCCGGAGACTGGAGCGATGGCGACAGAGGAACGAGAGCGGCGAACGAATTTGGAGCTGGCGGTAGACCTGCTCGCCGCAGCCAGGGAGATGACGCAGATCGCCTCCACCCTGCGGGGAGACCGCGCGAACAAGCTGCGCCACTGGGCGGATCGGCTCACCGACCGCGGCCTGGCGCTGGTGGTGCGCGACATCGAGCGCAACCCGGTCCGGGGTGCGTGAGGTGGTTAGCGTGGTAGTGTCCCGGAAGAGACTCGCACCCGCCGTGGAGGGGGCGTTGCCCACCCCGGTAGGACATGCTCTCGTGGCAGTTGCAACACGAACTAAGGAGCAATGGGTATGGCCGAAACTAAGGTCCCGACGGTCGAGATCGAGAACATCGAACTTAGGACTGAGCACCAGTTTTATTCGGACAAGTCGCCTCGAATGGCGTTTGCCACCTTCAAGGTTGCCGCTCGTGGAGGCGACTCCAAGATGGACTTCATTATCCCCTTTGACCTCGACGTCACGGGCCGTGAAGAGGCGGTCGTCACTATGGCGAGAGCTGAGTTTCATCGCTTTATCCGCGCCCTTGCGGATCAGACTGAGACTTGGAAGAGCTGAGGTAGAAGGCGGCGGACGCGAGCACCCGATCAACGGCCCGATGCATCGCAGTCATCCGGCCGATCACTTCCAGTTCGCGTCGGTCGATCTCCTCCCGCAAGATTCGGCGCACCTCGCCTTCCTGTTCCGCCGTGAAGCTCATGGTGCGCTCCTATGATGGGAGAAGGGCAGGGGATGCTGGAGGCCTACCGCGTGGCCATCGACCGGCTGCGGGAGGTGGGCGCCACCGCCGTGGCTGACCGCTTCGAGCTGCGGGCCGCGCGCCTGGGCAAGCCGGCGCTGCGGCGTCCAGCACTGCCGGCGGCCATTCAGCACGCTATCGACGCGGGCGGCTGTCGGATCGCGGCGAGGCTGGATCCTAATCGCGGGGCCATCTGGCTGACCATTGCCGAGGATCAGCATGGCTTGGCAGCGGAGCGGCTGCGGCGGGTGCAGGGGGTGGTGCGGTGATGTGTGCTCCATATCAGGCGCCCCAGCCGGCTATCGGCTTGTCGGAAGCTATGGGGTCTGTTCCACTCGGGATCGCGAGACCGAGCAGGGAACCGAGATGGCGAATCCTGATTTCAGCCGAGAGAAGCTCCCCGCCAAGTGCGGCGGCTGCGGCCACGATCTCGGCGCCACGCTTGGTCAGGTCCGCCGAAATCCCGACCTGGTATGCTCCGTCTGCGGCGAGACGACCCGTATCGACACCCGTCAGGCGGAGGAAGCCTTCAGGTCCGCTGAGAAGCGCCTCAGAGACTTCGCCAAGGGGCTTGGAAAGCGCCGCTAGACGGTGCTGCGTTTCCAATAGGGAGATGCAGGTTGTCTCCCAGGCGTCGATGCCGGCAAGGGACAGCTGCGGGGGAGATTCGCATGGCTCGGCTTGATGGTGCGGTGAGGAGCACATCAGGCGGCCTCTTGCTCCAGCGCGGCAAGATCGGCCAGCGCGCGCTGCAAGCGCCGAATTCCTACATCGCTCTTCCCGGAAGCAAGCTCGTCGAGGCGCTTCCCGTCCATAAACAGTTTGGTGGAAAGCGTACTACGCTTGAGGCCGAGGATGCTACATGCCGCGTCACAGCGGCTAAGAAACGAGCTTACGGGGTCCATTCCCCGACTATTCGGGGCATGCCCCGGTTTGTCAACCCTGTTCAAAACCCGACTTCACCCCAGCACCTGTTTCGGGGATAATCCCGGCATGATAGATACGGCGCGCCTCCAAGAGCGAATGACCGCTCTGAACCTGAACCCTTACTCAGCGGCGAAGCAGGCTGGGCTAGGACCTGATTACGTGAGGGATATCCTAAGGGGGCGAGTGAAAAATCCCTCAAGTGGTAAGCTACATGACCTAGCTATAGCGCTGAAGTGCACCTCCGATTACCTTGAGGGCAAAAACGAAGATGTTGGCGAGCCGCCATTTGACTTCTTCGGACGTACTCGCCTTGCTAACTTGGCCGTTATTGACGTGTTGCAGAACGGTTTCTACCCACAAAAGGAAAAGCTTAGAGGCAAGAACCGTTTAAAGGTAGCCTCCTACGCTTTTGATAAACCAGAGTGGTTGGAATACGTCTCTGAATCTCAGGTCGGTGGCGTCATACGAGCTGGAAGCTATGTTCATGTCATCCCGCCAAGCGAATATAAAAATGGGCTTACAAGATTTGTAATAATCGAGCAGCATAAAGAAGCGGGCGCGCTGCGTCGGAGGCGGATACACGATCTTCAATTCGGGCCCTACGGAGTGGAGTTGTCGCCGAATATTGAGCCGGGGGCCCCGCTGCTTACGTGGGAAGACCTTCTGAGCGGGGAAAACTACTTCTCAGCGAAAGTGACTGGCTTAGTTATCCGCGCCTACCAGTTCTTCGACGGCGGTGTTGGCGAAGATGATGATATCCCATTTTAGGGGCACGCCCCGAATTATACGGGTTGACACGGGGTATGCCCCGAACTTAGCTTCTCCATCCCGAGTGGATGGAGCGCCCCGATGCACGCCTCACAGATCGAAGACCGAGGCCCTGGCGTCCATCGTGTAGGCCACCCCACCAGCGACTTTTCCATAGCCATGACCCTGATGGTCGGCCTGGCGCAGCGCGGCCTGTCCTTTGAGCGCATGACGACGGCAGAAGCCGTCTTCCACGAGATCGACCGGCTGTCCGCTCGGGTGATCGAGCTTGAGCGGCACTCCCGCTTGAAGGTCGTCCGGTGACGGCGCCCCTTTTGCTCTGGCCGCGTCGCGTCACGGGCCAGAGCCCTGTTCCGACGCATCACACAAGGGAGAAGACCATGCCTGCAGACTGCACCGCCGCGCCTGAGGCGCTGAACTTGACCGTCTCGAGCACCATCGCCGTCGGGGGCTGGCCGAGCGACGTCGGAGAGGCAGTGGATCGTGCGGCGTTCGCCGAACGGATCAGGGCAAAGCGCATAGCGGCGCGGGTACCTTACCCCGAGCCCAGCCACAGGCTTCTCCGGTTAGCAATCGACGCGGCCCGTAAATCCGAAGTGGCTCGCGAGGTTTCGGACATCGCCCACGCCGTCGCTGCCCAATACCGTGATGCTGACGAGGATGAGCTCGACGCGGCTTGGCTGGCCGACCTCGAACGGCACGAAGCGGTCTTATCGCAAATTCTCGCCGTACCGGCGCCAACGCCCACCGTCGCGTTCGAGAAGGTCGTCGCCTTCTTCGCCGGACAGGGCTGCCGTCTCGACGACAACGGTCATCTCACCGGGCCAGACATCGGCGATGAGCCTCTGGCCGAGGCTTTTCGAAGCCTGGCCCGTGACATGAAATCCTTGGCCCAAGCGTCTGAGGCTCAACTTCATGCTGCAGTCGATGCAACGGCGCCGAATTTCGTGGACATGGAGCGTCGCTGGTTTGAGGCCATGACCGCTGACACCGAGGAAGAGGTGAAGGGTGAGACTCTCCCGCTCGTTCACGGCGGAGCCGGTCACATGGACAAGGTCATGCACATCACGCCCTGTCAGACCCTTGCTGACGCGGTGATCAAGCTGAGGGTGGTGATGCACGAGACAATGGGCCTGTTCAGCTGCGGCGAGGGCGAGTGGCACGAGGACGCCTTGTCGGACATCAAGGGGCTGCTTGAGCGCACCGTATTGCAATCGTCGAATCCGCCGGTCCATCCAGACGCCGCGATCCTTAATCTAGGTCAGGAGTTCGAGCGGCTGTGGGTCGATGAGCGGCGGGCGGCGGTTGCTTATGGCGATGAGCATATCTCAGACGAGGAGTTTGACGCGATATGTAACAGCACGGGCACCATAGCTCGCCAGATCGCGGCACTGCCAGCGTCTACGCTGGATGGCGTCAAGGTCAAAGCGAGGGTGACCGCTTGGGGACATGACGGCGTGGCCGATCTCATTAAGCCTGACAGCAATTACACCGCCGACTGGACCATGACGGCGTTGATGCGCGACCTGCTGTCGGAGCCTCCCGCACCGGTGCCGCATCCCGATGCTGCGATCCTTGAGATCGGGCGCGAGTTCGACATGCTGGCTGCTGAGGTGGAGGCGTTGGAGGCGGAGGCGAAGCGCATAGGCGAAGAGATATATCCGGGCGGCTTGGGCAGATCGAAGCGCACGGCCGAAACCGATGACGCGTATTTTGCCCGCCTGCACAGGGTCGAGCGGGCGAGTGGCTACGATGTGGCTTGCGACCGCGCCCAGGAGCGGGCCTGCCAGATATATGCACTGGAAGATCGCCTATGCGCCCTGCGCGCCACGACGACAGCCGGTTTCATCGTCAAGGCCAAGCTCGCGGCTTGGGAGCATATCCCTGAGCGGCACGAGAGGGCGGAGCGCAGGTTCACGGCGTCTCTGCTGTGCGACCTGCTCAGCCAGGCCACCTGATCATGGTCCGCACCGTCACAGTCGCGCCGGCTTCGACGGTGCGGCCGCAAGCTTCGGAGTCGACTCCCGGTTCCCTCCCGCCGGTCGTAGACGTCCGCCAGCCCGATCTGCAGGCTCTCGGGTCCGAAGAAACGAGCCTGCACCACTCTAGTCGTCCAAAATCGGAGCAGGTTCTCCGCTGGGCAAGGGCACACTGATGAGCGAGACGTTCGATAATACGGCTGAAGCCCTGCGTCAGCTCCTGCTGGAGATCTATACGACGGGGCTTCTCTGGGATGACGGCGTGCCTGAAAGCGAGCGCCAGCGACTGCTCGATACGGTTTTGGATGCCGCTGAAGGGCGCGCGTTCAAGCCTCTAGGCCTGCCGTTTCCTATGCGGGACAGCTAACCATGACCCGCCCGCGCCCCCGCATCCTATCCACCACCGGCTGGGCCATCGTCGCTGTGGCCGCCCTGCTTTTCACCGGCCTGGGCATGCTCCTGGCCCACGCGCTGGAGGCGCTGACACGATGAAACAGACCGACACCTCCACCGAGGGCGGGCCCAGCTCATATGCCGCGCGCAAGGCCAAGGCGGCCGCACTGAGCGGGCCCGGCGATAAGTTGTCTTACACGGTCGGCGAGGCGGCGCACGCCGTTGGCATCAGCACCACCACCGTCTGGAGCATGATCCGGGAGGGCCAGATCAAGACGTTCAAGATCGGGTCGCGGACGCTGATCCGCAGGGCGGAGCTGGAGAGCGTGATCGAGCGGGCGGCTGCCTGACCGCTGCACAAAAGCCTTAGCGATTAACGTCTCCTTCGCAGCTTGCCCATAAAACCGCCGACCATTCATGGAGGTCGGCATGGCAGACGAGAATTGCGAAGAGTTGCACGCTCGTGCCGAGATGCTCCACCATGAAGCCCGCCACGGCCGCGAAAAGGCCCGCGAGCACGGCCCCGGGTGGGACGGCTACACAGACCAAGTCAAAATCGCCAAGCGGGTCGAGGGGATGGCCAAGCACGTCGAAGAGAAGATCGACGAAGAGTGCTGATCCCCGCCTAATCGCCACCCACGGCGAGGTGCCGGAGGTGGGTTAGTGGCTTAGGCCCATCGCCGGATCGCCCCTGGCCGGAGGCCCTATTCTAGGGGCGCTTGGGAAGCGGCGCGACCGGCGTGGGCTGGAGGTAGATGATGGTTGGCTGCGCCGGTGCGGCGGCTACAGTGGGTGGCGGTGCCTGCACGCGCGCCGCTCTCGTTTCCAGCCAGCCGAGGCCGCCGATTACAATTGCAATCACCGCAAGCGCCAGACCGATCCCGCCTATGGTGTAGTTGCCGAGGTCCCGCTTTGTGCCGAGCGTGGGCAGGATTTTCAGGCTTTCCTTGATGTCGCGCAGATCGTCGCGAACGCCGACCATTTGCTCTTCAAGGCGGATGACGCGCGCTTCCATACCGCCAGAGATGCCACCTCCATCACTAAAGTTCAATGAAGGGTCGGCTGGAGAGCCTACCGCTTTCTCGTCAGTCGGCACGGGGCGTAGGTGTGAAGGCCTATAATTCGTTGCCAACTTTTACCTCCTGGATCAGCCACTCCTGTATAGTCTTCCAAAAAAAGGTGTGAAGGTGACCGCAGTTGTTGCAAACAACACCCGCTAAAGGATAAAATCCAAACTGTCTTCGGCTATCTCCCACTACCATATGGATTTGGGTCGCTGTTGATCCATCTTCGGTAACGATGCCGAAATGCTCGTGATCGCAGAATGAACATCTACTGTTGGAGCTTTTCGCAATTAAGAATCTTCTGAAGTCTGACTCTGACAGAGATAAATTGGCGTGGTTCTCATCTTCGGGAGTTTGAGGAATAATGGCCGCCTGATCGCTCATCGCCCGTCTCCAGCGGCGGGGAGGGCGGTCATCCGTTGATGCACTATCATCCCGCCAGCATGACCATGGCGGCCGGCTTGGCGCAATATGTCGCCCAAACGTCCATAAGCTTCCGCCGCTTCTCCAGGGCGTCGCCACGCCGATAAGCCTGCTCCACCGCATTGCCCACCGCATGCGCCAGCGCCGCCTCGGTGACCTCCCGCGGAAAGTCGGTCATCTCGCCCGCCCAATCCCGAAACGTGGATCTGAATCCGTGGACAGTCACCTCTGTGCCGATCCGACGCAGCAGCATCTCCATCCCCATGGTGGATAGGGCGCCCTTCAGGCGTTGACCCAGGAAGACAGGCGCGGTCGGCGCGGTGTAGCGCGGGCCCAGCTCGGTCGCTCCAGCATGGATAGTTTCAAGGATCTTGAGCGCCCGCGCCGACAGCGGGACGCGATGCTCGACCTTCGCCTTCATCCGGTCGGCGGGAACCGTCCAGACCTTCGTGGTGAAGTCGATCTCGCTCCACGTGGCGCCGCAAGTCTCGCCGGTCCGGGCCGCTGTCAGGATCGTAAACTCCAGCGCACGGGCGGCGGTGGCCTCGCGCTTCTGCAGGTCGGCAACGAAAGCGGCGATCTGATCGAAGGGCAGGGCGGTGTGGTGCTTTGCGCCGGCGCGAGCCCGCCGAGGCAGCAGGACCGCAAGGTGACCTTTCCAGCGAGCCGGGTTGTCCCCTTCGCGCTGTCCGCTTGCCTTGGCCGCATCGAGTACGCGCTCGATCCTGGCGCGGGTGCGGGACGCGCTCTCAGGGATCGTGGTCCAGATCGGGTTCAGGACAGCCAGGACGTCGTTGGTTGTCACGTCGGTGACGGGGATGTCCTTCAGGGCCGCTGCATGCTCGCGGAGGGACTTCTTCCATTGGCCCAGGTGCTTTACGTTGGAAAGCTCGCTCTCGACCGTCACCAACACCTTGTCGGCCATTTCGCCGAAGGTAAGGGCTCGCTCTCGACGGCGCTCCGAATCGCGCTCGTTGATCGGGTTCTTGCCGGCCTGAACCAGCTCTCGCGCCGCTGCGGCCTTTGCGCGCGCCTTGGCCAGCCCAACGTCGGCGACGGCGCCCAGGCCCATCTGCTTGCGCTTGCCGGCGAGACGGAAGATAAATGTCCAGCGCTTACCCTTTGTATCGATCTCAAGGTAGAGGCCGGCGCCGTCGGCGTGGAGGCCGGTCTTCGTCAGCGTAGTGACGGACCGGTGCGACAGGCGGTTGGTGGGTCTCGGCAT